AGAGTATTGGGAGTTAGAAGAATTAGAAAAGATTAAGTCAAGTATACCTATTCGTAACTGGTCAGCTCAGTATATGCAGAATCCTACCAGTGAAGAGGGTGCGATTTTAAAAAGAGAATGGTGGCAACCGTGGAGGGGTGAGGGGTTGCCTAATTTAATGCATGTGATTCAAAGTTATGATACTGCGTTTAGTAAGAAAGAAACTGCGGATTATTCTGCGATTACGACTTGGGGTATATTTTTTCCAGAAGAAGGTGGGGCACCGCATTTGATTTTGTTAGATGCTTTGCGGGGTAAGTTTGATTTCCCTGAACTAAAAGCAGTTGCATTAGATGCTAATAAGTATTGGGAGCCTGAGACGATTATTATAGAGCAAAAGGCAAGTGGTGAACCGTTGACTCAAGAGTTTAGGAGAATGGGTATACCTGTTGTGCCATTTGTTCCAAGTAAGGGTAATGATAAATATACGAGAGTGAATGCCTGTGCTCCTGTTTTTGAAAGTGGTCAAGTTTGGTTTCCGTTTGGTGAAAAGTTTGCAGACGATGTGATTGATGAATGTGCATCGTTTCCTAATGGTGCACATGATGATTATGTTGATTCTACTACCCAGGCTGTGTTAAGGTATAGGCAGGGCAACTTTATTGAGTTATACTCAGACTATGTTGACAACGAAGATTTGCCACCAAAAGAATATAGGTATTACGAATGAGTGAAGAGTCAGAAGATAAACAAAAACAAGCAAAAAAACTTTCTGTATTAAGTAAACTTTTTGGAACTCCAGGTGATTTATTTGATTTAATAAATCCTAAAAGAAGTCAAAGAAGAAGACGTTATGTTGCGCCAATGCGTATTGCTCGATCGAGAGTGCAAGAAAACCCAGAGTTTAAAATAGTAGGGAGACAAGTTCCTGATATTGAGTCACAGGTTAGAACAGAGGTATTACAAAATCTCACTGATGTTGAGCCTAAAATGGTAGAACCTAGATTAAAAGCAATGTCCTCAGATTTACAAGATTTACGTAAAACTTTAGCTCCAGCTATTAGATCTAGCAAAGGCACATTTGTTACAGTTAAAACAAAATTAGGACGTACTAAAAAAACAAGGATTACATAATGGATGAAGAAGAAAATCTGGAAGAACAGGTTGAACCTGTTGATGTATTAGTCGAAGAACCCAGTGACGATATGGTTGAAGAACAACCAGAGGCTCAAGAAAATGATTTTTTTAATAACTTAGCAGAGGACATGGACGACAGAGCCTTGACTGCGCTATCAAGTGATTTGATTACAGAGTATAAAAAAGATAAAGATTCACGAGGGGATTGGGAAAAAGGCTATACTTCAGGATTAGATTTATTAGGATTTAAATACAATGATGAAGGACAACCTTTTAAAGGTGCAAGTAGTGTAACACATCCACTACTATCAGAAGCTGTAACACAATTTCAAGCACAAGCGTATAAAGAGTTATTGCCACCTGATGGACCTGTGAGAGCACAAGTTGTTGGTGAGTCAAGTAAGCCAAAACAAGAACAAGCAGGTCGTGTAAAAGAATTTATGAACTATATGTTGATGGACAAGATGGAGGAATACACTCCTGAGTTCGATCAATTGTTATTTTACTTACCTCTAGCGGGTAGTGCGTTTAAAAAAATCTATTATGACGAAATAAAACAACGCGCTGTGAGTAAATTTGTGCCTGCAGAAGATTTAGTTGTGCCGTATTATGCGTCTGATTTGTTAGATTGTGAAAGAATTACGCATATTATCAAAATGACAGAAAATGATGTGTTGAAAAAGCAAAAATCTGGTTTTTATCGTGATGTTGAGTTGATTCCTACACAAGATGAAGACGAAATTCAAGATAAATATGATCAAATGGAAGGGATCTCGAGCCAAGGAACACGGGACTATCAATTTAATGTCTTAGAAATGCATGTTGACCTTGATTTAGACGAATATGAAAAGCAAAATGAAGAAAAAAACATAAAAGTTCCGTATATTGTGACAATTGATGAAGGTTCACAACAGATTTTAAGCATTTATCGCAATTTTACTCAAGATGATCCTACGTTAAGACGTAACGAATACTTTGTGCACTACAAATTTCTGCCAGGACTAGGGTTTTATGGCTTTGGTTTGATTCATATGATCGGTGGTTTAGCAAAAACTGCTACATCTGCACTAAGACAGTTACTTGATGCAGGTACCTTGAGCAATTTACCAGCAGGATTTAAGTCGAGAGGACTTAGAATCAGGGACGATGACCAGCCATTTCAACCAGGTGAGTTTAGAGATGTAGATGTACCTGGTGGTAATATTAGAGATCAGTTTCAAATGCTACCGTTTAAAGAACCCAGCCCAACTTTGTATAATTTACTTGGGTTTGTAACGCAAGCAGGCCAACGTTATGCAGCAATTGCTGATATGGCAGTAGGAAATGATGCACAAAACAGGGCAGTAGGGACAACAATTGCATTATTAGAACGTGGCTCTAGGGTCATGAGTGCTATTCACAAAAGATGTTATTATTCTATGCGCCAAGAGTTTCGTTTGTTATCTAAAGTGTTTGGGACATACCTTCCACCAATTTATCCTTATTCAGTATATGGTGGTAATCGTTTAATTAAGGTTGCAGACTTTAGTGAGGATGTAGATGTTATACCTGTTGCAGATCCTAATATATTTTCTATGGCACAACGTGTGACCTTAGCACAAACTCAATTACAAATAGCACAAAGTGCACCACAAATGCATAATTTACGTGAAGCGTATCGTAGAGTATACGAGTCGTTGGGTGCCAAACAAGTAGATGAATTATTAAAACCAGAAAAGCCAGTTATACCAAAAGATCCTGCAATAGAAAATGCAGAGGCTTTACGAACTGAAGTACCAACAGCATTTCCACAACAAAATCACGATGCACATATTTTATCGCATGCCGCATTTATTAAAACACGGATGGTGCAAATAAATCCTGTGGTTTATGCTTTATTACAGGCTCACATTTCAGAACACATTTCAATGAAAGCACGGGCTCAGGTTATTGCAATACTTGCAACACAAAGACCAGAATTAATTGAGCTGCAAAAAACAAACCCTGCAGCGTTTCAAATAGAGTTTGATTCAATGACTGCTTTGAGAGTTATGGAATTGACAACTGAATTACAAAATGCAGAACAAGCAACAGACAAAGGTGATCCATTAGTTGAGTTAAAACAAAGAGAGTTAGACTTGAGAGCGATGGATATGCAAAGACGAAGTATGGAATTTGGTGCTCAAGAAAACAGAAAAGTAAGTGAGTTCGATCAACGTATTGATTTAGATAAAATGAAACGTGAAGATGCTGAAGCAGCATCAAAAGAAAGAATCAGAGTAGCTGATGAAAAACTTGGATTAAATGCTATAAAGGTTGCAAACGATGCCGTTAAACAAAACAGGTAAACGATTTGGTCCTCCACCAAAAAAAGGACCACAATCTCAGGGTATGAAAGAAGGTGGTTCTAGCCAAGGAGAGAGGTTTGTTAAATTTTTTGGTAGGCAGTTTAATCAAAACAAGGATTTTGTAATGAAAGAAGCTATGACAGGCTTATTGAAAAAAGATTTTCAACAACGTTTTAAAAATATAATGAATCAAGCGCAAAGGGATTTTTATGCGGAAGAAGGAATTTCACCTTACAGCATGAATTTTGTTGCTTATAATCCAAAAAAAGAAGAAACAGGTATTACCACAAAAGAAACTATGGGACTCAAAAAAGGAGGATTTGGTTGCCCTCATCGTGAAAATGGTGTAAAAAGTGATATTAAAGGCATATCAAAAATTCAAGTTAAAGGTAAAAAATTCATAGGCGTTAAGTGATAAAAGGCGATTCATCAGAATATCATCTGATAACAAAACATATAGGAAAATTAAAGATTGATAGAGCAACTTTGACTTGTGAAATAGGTTTACGAGAAGGGTTGGGTTCAAAAATAATTATGGATGCTGTACGTGAGCACAAACCTGATTTGTATAAGCACATCGCTATAGACCCTTATAACAATCTACGGTATCAACACTACGATAAATCAGATAGCTACACCGCTGACTATACTGAAGAAATGAAACAAAAAACTGTTTCGTATCTGTATCAAAATTATCCAGAGTTTGATTTTTACCATATGACGGACGATTACTATTGTAAAACTATGGGTGAAGGGCATCAATTTTCTGTAGGTGGGGATTTAATGATTTTTGGGTTATACAAAGTTGTGCACTTTGATGGACCGCATACGACAAAAGCTCTACTTGATGAATTAAACTTTTTTATACCCAGAGCAGAGACAGAAGCTCTATTTATTATTGATGATTATCCTCATCTTCGTATGGGGATTGTAGATATGCTGCTGAAGACTTATAATTTTAAAGAAGCTGAAAAAGGCGAAAATAAAATTATTTATCAAAAGGAGATATAATGTTTACAGCAATATTAGGTCCAGTAGCAAATCTTGCTAAAACCTGGATTGAAGGAAAACAAAAAAAAGCACAGCTTAAATCACAAGTTGAGCTATCAAAATTAGAAGCAACTAAAACAAAAATAGAAAAAGACGGAAATTGGGATGAGTCAGCTATGCGAGCATCAGACAATTCGTGGAAAGACGAGGCCTGGACCCTTGCGTTCATTGGTATAATTTTAGCCTCCTTCATCCCCGCACTTCAGCCGTATATGAAAGAGGGTTTTTTATTTCTAAAGAATGATTGTCCTGATTGGATATCATACGGAATTTTAGCTTCGATTGCAGGGTCATTTGGGCTAAAAGGTATTGCCAAAATTAAAAAATAAAATACAATAAATAGTGGAGGTAAGTATGTTATTAACAAAAAATATTTTACAGTTAAAAAAAAACTTTTTGGTCAAAATACCAAAAATGACAGGTAGAGTATGGGACACTTCAGAAAACAGATGGGGCTATCGAAAAGTATAATCTGTTATTTTATTTGTGTGCCATTACAAGCAGAGGAGATATGGGCAGGTAATGCTAGGCTGTATGATGATAGAAATCAATATCATGTCACTTGTAGATTGACAAAAGAAAAAAATGTTGAACCTTTTTTTGGTGAGGACAGTGTAAAATGTTTTTACATTTGCACTGATAAAGAAGAAATGGTTGTCAATACACATAGTGACTTTGCTTGTGAAAAGCAGATTTCCGTACCGAGGGGAGATAAACGTGACTGGAGAGGTAAAGGTAATATTTATACGCCACAAAAGGCACGATGATCACAAATTTCCAAAAAAAAGAAGTAGAGATTACAAATCACCTGTGGTAAAAAATCCTATACTAGTTGAAAAATATGCCAAAGAGAGTCCACAAAATAGAGATAACCTTCACCAAAAAGACAAAAAGAAGATACAATAAAATAGGTGTAAGACACAGAAAAAAACTGGGGCCAAAACATCATTTAAGACATGCTTGATATACAGACAATACAAACTATTCGACACTATGTAAAAAAGGAAATAGAGAAAACAAAGGATCATATTTGTTATGGTATAGACAAACTTGAAAACCTACATTATGCTAAGGGTAAGCTCAGTGCTTTAGAAACACTGCTTCAGGATCTTAAAGACCTGCAAAATAGAGAGGATAATGTAGATGACATTGATCAAACCTGAACGTTTTGTTGAAGACAACGAAGACGTTAAAATTCCAAAAGGATCGAAAGAAACCGAGGAATATCTTAAAATTTTACCCAAACCCGTAGGATATAGACTTTTAGTTAGACCTTACTCTGGTAAGAAAAAAACTAAAGGTGGTATTTATTTATCTGAAAAAACACAAGAGACTATTCAAATGACAACCGTTGTAGGTTTAGTCGTAAAAATGGGTGACTTGTGCTATGAAGACAAAGAAAAATTTCCCACAGGTGCTTGGTGTAAAGAGGGTCAGTTTGTTGTATATGGACGATATGCTGGCGCTCGATTTAAAACTAAATACGGTGAACACAGAATCTTAAATGATGATGAGATCATCGGAACTATTAATAAACCCGAGGACATCCTCGCATTATTCTAAGGAGTAATTATGCAAGAAGACAATAAAGTTGAACTTGATATTGATGACGTAAAGGAAGAAGATATTACTGTTGACGCAAAACCTATTGAAGAAAAACCTGAAAAGGTCGATGTTGATTTAGGTTATACCGATCCAATAAAAAAAGATACAAAATCAGAAATAGCTAAAGAAACAGAACAAAAAGAAACTCAAGAAACTACTGAAGAAAAAGCACAAGATAATTTACAGCAAGTTTCAGATAATGTACAAAAAAGAATAGATCAGCTTACTCGTAAAATGAGAGAGGCTGAACGAAGAGAAAAGGCCGCATTAGACTTTGCAAAAGGTTTACAAAAAAAATATGACACAGCAGATAAAAAACTCTCTAGTGTAGATGATAGCTACTTTAAAGAATTTGAAGCTCGAGTTGATGCACAAAGAGAACAGGTCAAAACTGCTTTAAAAAGTGCAATTGAAAACAATGACACAGATAAAATTATGGAAGCTAACGATAAGCTTACGCAATTAGCTGTTGAAAAAGAAAAAGCAAAAATTCATTCTGCACAAAAAGAAGAACAAAAAACAAAAGAAACAGAAAAAAAAGAACAACCTGTTCAACAAGCACAACAACCTGTCAGTCAACCAGATCCTGCAAGCCCTAGAGCACAAGAGTGGGCTAAAGATAACGATTGGTTTGGTAAAGATAAGGTTATGACTAATGCTGCTTTTGGTATTCATCAGGATTTAGTTGAGCAAGGGTTTGACTCAGAGAGTGATGAATATTACAATGAAATAAATAAACAGATGAGAACTTATTTTCCTCAGAAGTTTGTTAGCGAAAAACAACCCGTTCAAACTGTTGCCTCTGCGGGGCGTAAACAGGAAGGACGCAAGACTGTGAAACTCACTCGTTCACAGGTGGCTATTGCCAAAAAATTAGGAGTGCCACTAGAAGAATACGCAAAACACGTGAAGGAGCAATAAAATGAATGAAAAAATAAACAAAACCTCACGCGAGTCACAAGAGAATAAGCCATTAAGGAATAAACCTTGGACTCCTCCATCAAGTCTGGATGCACCCCCTGCACCAAAAGGTACAGTACACAGGTGGATTAGAACTGAGTTTATGGGACAAGAAGATACAGGAAATGTCTCAAAGAAACTTAGGGAAGGCTGGGAATTTGTAAGAGCTGAAGAGATTAAAAATCAACTTGGCGATCACGATTATCCAGTAATTCAATCTGGTCAATATCAGGGGTTAATTGGGGTTGGCGGCCTTGTGTTGGCAAGGATACCTGAAGAAATAGTCGAGTCACGTAGGCAGTATTTTCAAAGAGTTACTGCTGATCAAGTTAAAGCCGTGGATCAAGACATTTTAAGGGAGCAACGACCAGAGATGCCTATTAATGTTAATAGACAATCTCGTGTAACTTTTGGTGGTGGTCGTAAATCATAATTTTTTGATAAAAGCCATCGCTGTAATATTAATGCCTTATTAAGGAGATATTTTATGGCAAATGTAAGTGAAAAGTTTGGTCTCAGACCTTATAAATCGCTAAACGGTGCTCCGTGGAATAATGCTCAGAATAGGTATACTATTGCAGCCAATTATGGAACAGCTATTTTCCAAGGTGACTTGGTAGTTCCAGTAGCAGCAGGGAATATTGAAAGATATGACGTAACTGCTAGTAGTGGAGCTGTTAAACCAATTGGTGTTTTCAATGGTGTATTTTATACTGATCCAACTACGAAGAAACCAACATTTAGTAACTTTTATCCTGGCTCTATTAATGCCAGTGATATTGTTGCAAATGTAATTGATGATCCTAATACGTTGTTTTTAGTTGATTCAGACGAAGCTATGACAAGAGCTGGTCTGTTTATTGGTTATAAAACTACAAACGTAACAGGAAACACAGCAACTGGCATATCTAAAGTACAACTCGATACTAGTACCGCAGATTCTACTAATGCAATACCATTGCAGGCAGTAGATATAAGCCAAGACGTTAACAATGAGGACACAACATCTGCTAACACAAATGTTATTGTCCGTATTCAAAACCACTTTCTGAATCCACCAGCAGCAGCTGGGGATACAGGGGTATAAGGGAGATAAAATATGGCTATTTCAAGATCACAACTGGTCAAAGAGCTAGAGCCTGGTTTAAATGCTCTCTTTGGCTTAGAATATAATAGATACGAAAACGAACACGCTGAAATCTTTGCATCAGAAGCATCTGATAGAGCTTTTGAAGAAGAAGTCATGCTGACTGGTTTTGGGTCTGCTCCAGTAAAAGAAGAGGGTAGTGCGGTTACTTTTGACCAAGCAACTGAATCTTTCACTGCGAGATATACTCACGAAACCATCGCTATGGCCTTCGCTATTACTGAAGAAGCGATTGAAGATAATCTGTATGATAGATTAGCGGCTCGTTATACAAGAGCTTTGGCTCGTTCCATGGCTAATACTAAACAAGTAAAAGCAGCAAATGTATTAAACAATGCGTTTAATTCTAGTTTTGCTGGTGGAGATGGTAAGGAGCTTTGTGCTACTGATCACCCACTTGCAACTGGTGGTACATTCAGAAATGAATTATCAACTGCTGCTGACCTATCTGAAACATCATTAGAGCAGTCATTAATTGACATTTCTGCGTTTGTTGATGAAAGAGGATTAAAGATTGCTATGCAAGGTGTAAAACTGATTATTCCAAAAGAACTTCAGTTCACTGCGGATAGAATTCTAAAATCACCGCAAAGAGTAGGTACTGCTGATAACGATATTAACGCTATGGCTTCTATGGGCATGATCCCACAGGGTTATAGAGTTAATCATTATCTAACAGATACTGATGCTTTCTTCATTATGACAGATGCTCCTAACGGCATGAAAATGTTCGTTAGAAGTCCAATTAAAACTGCAATTGAAGGTGACTTCGATACAGGTAATGTAAGATTTAAAGCAAGAGAAAGATACTCTTTTGGATTCTCAGATCCTAGAGGTGTTTTTGGTTCTCCTGGAGCCGCTTAAATCTTTTAGCATAAAACTAAAGAAGGGGACTTACGGGTCCCCTTTTTTTTTGTATAATATAAATACCAAGATAATATAAACTGGATATAGACTGACTTGGCAGACACCCTAGAGGACTATATCTTTTAACTAGGAGAAAAAATGGCAGGAGTGCATTTTACAGGACCAATTCTTTTTGCAGGTAAAAACAATGAAAAGAAATGGTTTGAAAATTTACCAATTGATAAAAACCCAGATTATGTAGTTTACTTTGATGACTTTGATAGAATCGGATTCGATTCAAATACAGGTCACAGATGGACTGTTGTAAAAGATTCAGGAGCATCTGTAGCAATTGCAGCAGATCAACTAAATGGTTTAGTGAACTTAAACTCAACAGCGACCACAGATAACGATGGCGCTTCTATTCAAAAGAATGAAATATTTCAGGTACAATCAAATAAAGATCTTTGGTTTGAAACTAAAGTTAGAACATCTGATGTAACTGACACTGATCTATGTTTTGGTTTTACCGTTAACTTTGCAACAAACCCTGAAGCTATGCTTACAGCAACAGATAGAATTGTATTTCAAAAAGATGATGGCGATGCATCGATTCTTTGTAAAACAGAAAAAGATGGTACGGAAACTTCAACAGATTCTGGGATTGATATGGAAAACGACACAGATGTTACATTAAGTGTTCGTTGTCAAAGCACAGGAAAAGTTGATTTTTTTGTAAATAGAAAATTAGTTGCAACACACACAGATAATATTCCAACTGATGAAATTTTAACAATAGCGGCAATGTCCTTATCAGGTAATGCTACTGGCACTAAAGTTACATCAATTGATTATATGTTTGCTGCATCTGATAGATAGGAGTAAATTATGAACTCTGATGTAGGTGCAAAAACATTAACATCAACAGGCACAATACAGTCTGGTAGAACAAGATTATTATCTATTTACTATGTTGGTCATGCTAGCGCAGGAACTTTAACATTTAAAGATGGTGGAGGTAGTGGTACACAAAAACTAGTTATCACAACACCAGCAAGTAGTGCTGCTGATCAATATCAAATAGATATACCTTTAGATGGTATTGTTTTTAAAACAGATATACATTTGACAATATCAAATGTAACATCTGTCACTGTTTTTGTTACACCAGTAACTGCTGATACTGACAATGGATAGCTATTACGAAGACCTTGATTTGTTTGGTTTAGCTAAAGGCGGAATGCCTAAGCGTAATAAAAAAAATTATAGATCAACCAAATCAGGGGCTGGTATGACTACTGCGGGTGTAAAAGCTTACAGACGAATGAATCCAGGTTCAAAGTTAAAAACAGCGGTAACGGGTAAAGTTAAAAAAGGCAGCAAAGCGGCTAAACGTAGAAAGTCTTTTTGCGCTAGAAGTGCAGGGCAGGCTAGAATGCATAATATTAATTGTAAGAAAACGCCAAACAAGAGAATTTGTCAGGCAAGAAGGAGATGGAAATGCTAGAAAAATGGGATATGATAAAAAACTTGTATACAAACAATAAAGATAGTATAGTAGTTATATTATGCGTATTATTACTCCTATCTTGGATGTTTTAGTTTTTGCACTTCTTAGTGTGGGAACTTTTTTATTTATTTCAATATGGAGTCTTTGGATGCTTTTAAGTTTGCCAATAGATATATTTTACGATGCAATTATCAAAAAATTTTTCTCTTAACGAATTAACAAAATCACAAACTGCAACTAGACTTGGAATTAACAATGTCCCAAGCTCACAAGAAATTTTTAATCTTAAAAATCTTTGCGAAAATATTTTACAAAGAGTTAGGGATAGGTTTAAAGAACCTGTTATAATTAATTCAGGTTATAGGTCAGTTAAATTATGTAAAGCAATTGGGAGTTCAGGTAAATCGCAACATGCAAAAGGTCAGGCGGCAGATATAGAAGTTATGAATTTAGATAATAAAGTCGTTGCTGAGTGGATAAAAAACAATCTTAATTACGATCAATTAATATTAGAATTTTATAAAGAATCTGAAGGACCTAGAAGTGGGTGGATTCACGTTTCTTATGTAAGTGATAAACCAAGAAAACAAGCCTTACTAGCTGATAAAGATAAAAACAACAAAACGAGGTACATGCCATGGTTATAGGTAGAAGTCAAATGCGTCAACAAGTTACAAAAGGTCCGCAAAAACGTAAATATGCAAAGACTAGAAAGAATAAAAGAAAGGTGTTAACATAATGAAAGATGATATTATAAATGCTTTGATAAAAGTGTATGAGGCCAATATAGAGAAAGCAAATGCAACTATAAAAATTTATCTTGAAAATTGTGTAGGAATTGGTGAGCATCCTAATATAATTGATGAGATTGATAAACAGGTAAATATAGTATCAAGCAACGAACACAAAATAGATATTATAAGGAGTTTTAAATGACCAAATTATGTCCCAGAGGTAAGGCTGCCGCAAAAAGAAAATTTAAGGTATACCCAAGTGCATATGCAAATGCATATGCATCAAAAATTTGTGCAGGTAAAATTAAAGACCCTAGTGGTGTAAAGAGAAAAGATTTTAAAGGACCGAAACCTAAAACTGCTAACAAGGGTGATCTTATAACTGATGATAGTCTTTTAAAAAAACAAAAACAATTTGAAAATGCAAAAGTGAAAGGTGTTAATGATTCATTTATAAATAAATACAAAAAACTTGAAAAAGAATACAAAGAAAAACTTAGAAAAAACCAAGGGAGTAAAACAGGCACTAAAAAAAAAGCTCTTAGAAAATTTTTTCCATATGAAGGCCCTGGTACTAGAGTAATTAGACCTGACGGAACCTCAACTCTTTATCCCCCAACACCTGAAGGAAAAGCTTTATACAATAAAGAAAATCCTGAGGGATTTAATGTTGGTGGTCACAGTGTCATGGGTTCACCAGTATCTGTTGATGTTGATGGTGATACATTAAGTAATCCTTCTGCGTCTGCTTATTACAAAGATTTATTAAAGTAATGGCTAAGAGTGGCTTAAAAAAATGGTTCGCACAAAAGTGGGTAGATATTGGCTCAAAGAAAAAAGATGGATCCTATGCTAAATGTGGTCGTAGCAAATTAAGAGCAGATCAAAAAAGAAAATATCCTAAATGTGTACCATTAGCTAAAGCACGTAGAATGTCAGAATCGCAAAGACGAAGTGCGGTGAAAAGAAAAAGAGCAAAAGCTCAAGGAGTGGGTGGTAAACCTACAAATGTAAAAACCTTTGCAAGCAAGGGGATGTTGATAGAAAGTTATTATAAAGGTATACTGTAACTATGAAAAAAGAATTAAAAAATCCTAAAAAAGCTGATTTGAATAAAGATGGTCAACTATCTGGCTACGAGAAAAAAAGAGGTATGGCTATTGAAGAGGCTATGGGTGTTAAAATGGGTTCTTTAATTATGGCATCAAATGGTGAACTTATACCTTATAGAGAATTCAAAAAGAAAAAATTAGAACAAAATTTCGAACAAGGAAAAAAAGACCCTCTAGGTAAATCTTTAAAAAACAAACCGCCAGCAGAAGTTGTAGACAAAGATAGTTTTGATTTTCAAAAAAAAGTTAAAGCTGCAAAAAAAGCGATCGCTGAGTATCCAGAGAAAATGAAAAAACGTGATCGGATGATAATGCGACAGTACAAAAAGGATGATCTAGCATTAAGAAAGGTTTATAGAGCAGCAGGTAGGGCTGTTCCTTTCGTTTCAAAAGCTTTAGGAGCGATTGGATCTTTGATACCAACTCGAGCGGGTAGTGCAGAATTAAAAGATATGGAAAAGAAAAAATATGGTGGCCCTGTGGGCGTGAAAAT